TTTAGGGTTTAGCCAAGATAACACCCTTGAAGCGACTAGAGTTGCGGTCTGGTCATACCTACAGTTAGAGGCATCAATGGACAAGAAAACCCCTGATTTGCACATCATTGATGGTGGCAAAAACAAGGAAGTATCTGATAACAGCGACACCCCACTTATGAGTGGTTTGATGGAACTAGGGGGGTACTCTTCTGATAACAGTGCCTCTGAGATGCGGAAACTTGAGCGCCAAGAAGTAGTACAAAGAGACCCTTCAGAGGTTCAAAACCTACCTGTTTTTGGTTACAAGATGAAGACTGTCGTTGAAACAGATGACGATGGCAAAGATGTCTTGATGGACATCCCAGTAATTCAGACCCAGCAATCTTCTTTACGGCAATGCGATACTTGCTTTGTGGCTGCTAACTGTCCAGCCTTCAAGCCCCAAAACACCTGTGCTTTTAACCTCCCGATTGAAGTCAAGACCAAAGACCAACTCAAGGCTTTGATGACCTCAATGATTGAAATGCAGGGTCAAAGAGTTGCTTTTATGCGCTTTGCTGAGGAAATGAACGGAGGCTATGCAGACCCTAACGTCTCTCAAGAAGTTGACCGCCTAATCAAAATGGTTAAAGAAGTTAATGACATGGCCTCGGATAAAGAGTTCATTCAGATTACAGCACAGCGTCAAGGCGCTGGTGGAGTTCTCTCTGCTATCTTCGGAGACAAAGCTCAAGCTCTAAGAGAGTTACCTCAAGCCTTAAAAGAAGAAACAGTTACAAAAATTATTCAGTCTTCACTAGAAGACTAAGTATCTGATAACAGTACTTCCTCTAATTTGAATCAGGGTTCACCCTGCAGAGATAGATTTCAAAGTAAACAAAGTTAACAAGTGCGTGGTAGGTTTTGCCACGGCACAATGGGGTTCCCTGTTGAGGGGTATTTACACAAACATAGGAATGGTGGTAAGGAATTGGGTCTGTTTTCTTTTGAACTAACAACTGACTTCGTCGCTTCATATAAGGACAAGAAGGCTCCTTTTGGGTATAGGGATGCCGCTGGAAACTCAGTTGGAGAAATAACTTTTCTTCGTACCTATTCACGCTTAAAGGCAGATGGTACTAAGGAGACTTGGGTAGAGGTATGTGAGCGGGTCATCAATGGTATGTACTCTCTACAGAAAGACCACGCCAAGCGTCAGCGACTTCCTTGGTCAGACGCTAAGGCAGCAGCCTCGGCTAAAGAAGCATTTGACCGTCTCTTCAACCTGAAGTGGACTCCACCTGGGCGTGGACTATGGGTAATGGGTACCCCACTCGTTAATGAACAACGCAACTCTGCTGCTTTGCAGAACTGTGCGTTTGTATCTACTGGGTCAATGGTAAAGACCGACCCAGCAAAACCATTCGCTTTCCTTATGGAAGCCTCAATGCTCGGAGTGGGCGTTGGCTTTGATGACAAGGGAGCAGACAAGGACTTCACAATCTATGAACCAAAAGAAACTTACGAGTATAAAATCCCTGACACCAGAGAAGGCTGGGTTGAATCTACAGCCGCCCTCATCAATGCCTACCTCAAGCCAGATACAAAGGCTCCAGTATTTGATTACCAAGAAGTCCGCCCAGCAGGTACGCCAATCAAGACTTTTGGCGGAACAGCCGCAGGACATGAACCCCTAAAGAAGTTACACGACCATATTGTCTCTATGTTTACCGGTAGAGCTGGAGAGAAGTTATCTAAGACTGATATAGCAGACATTGGAAACATGATTGGGGTCTGTGTTGTTTCAGGAAATGTACGCCGTAGTGCTGAGCTCCTTATAGGTCAGATTGACGATGATACCTTCTTAAACCTTAAGAACCCAGAGGTCTTTCCTGAGCGCAACTCTTACGACCCCGCTAAGCCAGGTTGGGCTTGGATGAGCAACAACTCTGTAGAGGCTAAAGTCGGTTCAGACTTCTCTAAGATTATTGACGGCATTGTCCGTAATGGTGAGCCTGGAGTTGTGTGGATGGATGTATCACGCAAGTACGGTCGTCTCATTGACCCACCTAACAACAAGGACTGGCGTGTTACTGGCTACAACCCTTGCGCTGAACAAAGCCTTGAGTCGTACGAGTGTTGCACACTTGTTGAGACTTACTTGAATCGTCACACTGATTTAGATGACTTCAAAAGAACATTGAAGTTTGCTTACCTTTACGCCAAGACTGTGACTCTTCTTCCGACGCACTGGGAAGAGACAAACGCAATTATGCAACGTAACCGCCGTATCGGAACATCAATCTCTGGTATTGCTAACTTTGCAGACAATAACGGTTGGACTGTATTGCGTGACTGGTTAAACACTGGCTACGAAGTCGTAAAGAAGTATGACGAGTCTTACTCTGAGTGGCTTGGAATTCGTCAGTCAATCAAGATGACTACAGTAAAGCCATCGGGAACAGTTTCTATTCTTGCTGGTGAGTCTCCTGGAGTTCACTGGGCATCAGGCGGTAAGTTCTTTAACAGAGCAATCCGCTTTGCAAACTCTGACCCAATGCTTCCGCTATTTAAGATGGCTAATTACAGAGTTGAACCAGCCTCTGAATCTCCAGAAACAACAAGCGTTGTTTTCTTCCCAATTCAAACGGACGCTAAGAGAGCCGAAAAAGAAGTTTCAGTTCACGAAAAGGTTGCACTTGCTGTAGTCGTACAGCGTTACTGGTCAGATAACTCTGTCTCTGTAACCGTAACCTTTGACCCTGAAAAGGAATCAGACTCTATTGCTTCTATCTTGCACATGCACGATGGTCAGCTAAAGACGATTAGTTTCCTACCCATGGGTAACATGGTCTATCCACAGATGCCATACACCCAAATCACCGAAGAAGAGTACGAGGCTTCTCGTATGAATCTTATGCCTATTGACTTATCAGGTGTCTATGCAGGTATGGCAGCCGATGCTATAGGAGAGGCTTACTGCACAACAGACGCCTGTGAGGTCAAATTAATTAAGGATAGTCAATGAAAGTAAAATGCGTAAAATGCTTTGAAGAGTTTGAAGAACTCTCAAAAGAATCTTCTGACGGGGTTTGTCACTCGTGTAGAGATTAAGAAAAGCCCCCCAGTTATTTGGGGGGCTTCTTCTTTTACTTCTTGCCTCTAGGCTGTTTGTTACTAGCCTTTGCAGAACGTTCTTGTTTCCTTGCTTTCTGAGCTGCTTTACGAGAAGCGGTTGTATCTGCTTTTGCTTTTGCTTCTCCTTTTGCAGCTTTGTCTGCTTTTGCTTTTGCTTGTTCTTCAGCAAAAGGGCGAGTCTTATCTCTAATGACTGTAATAATCTTTTTTGGGTGAGGAGTTGTAATTACTTTAATTACGTGGTCAATATTATCTGGGTCACGGTCTTCGTGAAGTATGTTCCCATTTTCTTGTATTGTTTGACGACCACTTTTTACTACATTAGAAGCAAGGCGATAATTTACATCGCGCTCAAAAGAGCGGTCTCCTGCATGGTATGAAGTCGCTAATGGGATTGACATAGGTACAAGGATAAAGAAAAAGCCCTGATTTCTCAGGGCTTATCCTTACTTACTTAAAATCCTTTTGGCTTCATTAGCCTTAATACTCATAAATCCAGTCTTTCTTGGATTCATACTTCCAGGCTTCTTGTAACCTTCGCCTTTAGGCATATTTGCAATTCTTGTTGCTAGTGCTGCTGCAACTTTGTCGTGATGCTTTGCCATTGACTACCCCCTCTCCTTCTCTGAGTGTAACACAAAAAGAAAACCCCCTCATTTCTGAGGGGGCTTCCATTATGCGCCTGCTTTTGCTATGGCTTTTGCTTTTTGCTTTGGCTACGACTTATGCTTAAGAAGGGAACTTCTTTAACCAACGCTTTACAACGTCAGTCTCTGTTCCTTTCCACGCGCTCCAGTCTTTACCTCCACCGCTCATAAAATAAGCGATTTGGGCATTAACCACAGGGTTGAACAGTTCAGCATTTGAAGCCAAATTGAACTTATCCCTTCTATCTTCTCCCAATGAACCAATCATATTGACTTGGAATAGACCGTAGGAGTTGTCTCCTGTCTTACGATTACCGTTGTGAGATAGAGGGCTACCATGTGATTCCTTCTTCGCAATAGCCCACGCTTCTTTAAGGTCTTGACCTTTGAAGCCTACGGCTTGCAGTAACTCAATTAACTGAGTGTCAGTTAATTCATCTGCGTTGACATACTTGGCGAGTATATCTTTTTGCGATTTTTGCTCTACTACTTGTGCTTCGGCTTGTGTTGGGCTAGAGGCTTGTGGAATACCCACCAATCCCTGAACCAATACAAACACTCCTGTAAAGAATGTTCCGAACACTATCTTGCCTTTTCTTGTTAGTTTCATAATCACTCCAAATAGTCATTCACAACCTCGGCTGCGTTTGACTGCTGGTGGCGGATACGATGCAGGTATCTCTCCGTAGTTACGATTGACTGGTGACCTAACCGCTCTTTGACCTCGTGCACATCTACCCCGTTCTTTAACAACTGAGTAGCGTTAGCGTGCCGTAGGTCGTGAGTGGTGGGATACCAACCAATCCCTGACTTGTTGATGGCTTCGTTCCAAATGGCTCGCCACTTGTCACGAGGTAGGTGGCTTTCGCTAAGGCTTTTGCTAAGGCTTTTGCTATTGCTTCTGCTATGGCTTTCGCTATCGCTTCTGCTATGGCTTTTGCTAAGGCTTTCCCTTTTGCTAAGGCTTTCTACCTTGCCCTTTCCCTTGTCCTTTCTATAGTGATTGCGGTACTCCCTGACCGCTTCCTTACATACCTGACACCTACAACCGCCCACATTGTACGAATACGCTGTTGCGTGTTGGAATGTCCTGCTTCCAATGGTGTAAGGCTTCCCTACTACGCTTGTGGTAGGGCTTTCTATTTTACTCCTCTTCTCAACCAGGTGCTTTGAGAAGAGGAGGTCTTCTTTTGCTAGGGCTTTTGCCCTTACAAACTTCTTTATCTCTGTTACTAGAGCTGAGCTCAGGACAACAGTTCGCTTGTTGCCGTTCTTTGTTGCTGGAACAATGAGAAATCTTGTCCCCTCGGACTTTGTCCCTGCGGGCAGGTATGCGTAGCCAACATCTGAGACTGTGCGCCTGACATAGACCTCTTTGGATTGGAAGTTAAAGTCTTTGACTCTGAGTTCTGTGGCTTCCCCATAACGGCAACCAGAGGCTATGAGGAACTGGGCTAGAAGAACGCTTCCGTCTGTGGGTAAGTTCTTTAAGATAGCCTGAAAGTCTTTAGGCTCTAGGGTGTAGGTGGGGTCAGGCTTGGGCGTGCTTAGTTTTATGCGGTGAGTGGGGTTTGTGGCTATTGCGTCATCATCAACGGCGAGCCTGAATAGAGAACCTAAAGAAGTCTTTAGGTGTGAGATTGTGCTTGGGCTAATCCCTTTGGTTGCGAGATTGTCCAGCAAGTTCTTTATGTCTTTCTTGGTAATTGCGGAGATGCGCCTAGACCCTAAAGAAGGTTGGGCATACTTCTTTAACAGGGTAATGTAATTCTTACGGGTTATGACTCTGATGTCATTCGCCGCCGAAAGTTTAACTAGGTAATCGTTGAATGTCTTTTGGTTTTCGGGCATTAGATTAAACTCGCCTTCTTCGGCAAGTAGTCCAGCGTTAAGTGCTTTAGCCCTAGATGAATAAGTGCCTACGGATTTGACTTTTCCGTCTTGGCGGTAATAGGCGGTAAATCGCCCTTTGCGTTTGATTGCGTAAGCCATAAGGACAACCTACCAGCGAGTAACTTAGAAGGCAAAACAAAAAAGGGGATAGATTGCCAGTTGGCAACCTATCCCCTTTAATGTATCTTACTTAACCTTCTTTAAGGCTTTGTATTGCTTGGTGCTTTTAACTTTACGGCTAGTGTCTTTATCTGCTAAAGACAGTTGGAAACGCCAAGAGTTAATTTCCAAGTGTGTTTTTATTCTATGACAACTAGAACAACGAACAACACACTTCTTTATCTCTTTCTTTAGCAACGCCATAGCGGTATTACTGTTTAGTGCGTTACCTATGTTGAACCTCTTGCTATGAACATGGTCAAACTCTAGTGCTAACACATTTGTTTCACCACAATCTACGCAAGGGTTCTTCTTTAGGTACTCAAAAACAAACTGCCTTGTGTCTTTGTTACGCGAGATACTGCCTTTCTTTTGTCGCAAAGATACACAAGGCTTACATTTACCTTCCCAACCTTCTTTACCATTTGCTTGTAATTTTGGTTGAAAGGCAGATAACGGCTTTGCTTTACCGCAACCATTACAAGGTCGCTTACCTTGTTCCAGTAACGCTTTACGCTTTGCCATTCTTGCGACAGAGCCTTTACGCAGGATTGCTTGGCACTTCTTACACCTTGCTCTCTTTTTGTATTGACCCTGTGTGTGTTTGTTAAACTTTGATAGCGGTAGGTCGTAAAAACAACCTATACAGGTCTTAGTTCTTTGTGTTATTTGTTTTGTCCCTTCGGGCTTGGCTTGTTAAGTGCCACTTACCGCAGATTTCGCATTTGTAAGTAGCACAAGGTTTCTTTCTATTGTTATTTAGCCAATGATTTTTCCAAATCAAAGACATGGCTTTTTCTGCTTTGTGTTTAGTTGGGTAAGCAGTTTTCTCTTGGCACTTCATACCCCAGTTACTTTTCTTACGCAGTTGTAACAGAACCACATTACAACTTCTTTATGACCTTGTATGTCTTTGCCATTTGCTCGGACACCTTGTTGATTACAGTTATCGCAGACCCATAGTTCATCTGCTTCTGTAATCTTACGAATGAATAACTCTCCCATTTTTTCTTCCTTCCCTTTTTATTTTTGCTAGTCCTAGTTCTTTATGATTTGCGCAAACAACAAGTAGGCTAGACATTTTATCTTGGTGTGTTTCGCATAAGTTACAGACGATTAACTCTGTTTCTTTTGACAAACAATAATCGCAAATCATTTGTTTGCCTTATCTATAACTTCTTTTACTTGTGCGTAAGTGTTAGCACACAAGTAGCAGACTTTCTCTGTTGGTACTCCCAACACAAAAGCGTCTATACCTGACCATACAACTTCTTTTGAGTCACATACTTGGCAGTTCATTACTTTCTCCTTTCATCTCTTAGTGCTACTTGAAGGATACGAACCTTCTTTTGTAATTGAATGTTCTCTCTCCAAAACAATCCCATTACTGAGATAGAACCAGCGAGTGCTATTACTATTCCGATTAGTGTTCCTGTATCTAGTATCATTTCTTATTCCCTTTCTGTAACTTCGGATACGACCTTCAACACATAAGTTCTATCGTTGAGGTCTTGGTTTATCATCTGTGTCTTTGCTTTCCCTACAATGACTTCCCACAAGTTGTTAGCGGTGTGTTCGTCATTGTCTATCGTTACCGCAATCGCGGTACTTAGTTCTACTTTGTACGACTTAATTGCCATTCTTCTTTTACCCTTCCCATAGTGTTTCATCATCATAAACAAAACCACTTTCAACTTCAATGGCTCTTTCGCACCAGTTCTTAGTTTTGTATTGTCTTTTGTCTTTTGCTATCCAAGCAGAGCCACTTCGTATGAACCAACTCCACTTCTTGTCTATCTTCTTTATCTGAAACAGGTCGTCTTTTGTTTGATAGATACCACTAGAAACCTGATACATCTTTAACATTTGTTTCTCCTTCCCATAAAGAAACTTCTTCTTCATCATCTTTTGCTAAACAATCTTCGCAAAGGTTCGGTGTTTTATCTCCG